GCCGGTGTTCCTGTCGCCGGTGTTCCTGTCGCCGGTGTTCCTGTCGCCGGTATTACTGTTGCCGGTGTTCCAGTCGCCGGTGTTCCAGAAGCCGGTGTTCCTGTCGCCGGTGGTCGTGCATTCCTCAATTTCAACAAGCTTGTATTTTTTTCCGTTTAGTTCAATAATATTACTTTCTGTCATAATACTTCCTCTCATAAAAGTAAACAAATAAAAAAGCGGACATTAAAAAAAGGACAATAAAATAATGTCCGCTAAATGTTATATTTTTTTTAACTTATCTATTATTATTTTCGCCTCTGTTTTTGTGATTATAAAGCTGTTATCTTTGTCTGTAGCATATTGTATTGTTCTTTGTAGATATTCTTCCATCTTAGCTTTTTGTTGTAATACATAATACGAATCTAAATTTGATTCTTTTGTTTTTTGTTTAAATAAGACAATAATATAATTTTTTTGTTTTTCAGACGCATATTGTATTTCTTTAGAAAGGACATTGTCGTCAAGTTTGCGATTAATATTTTGTAATAAAGCATTATTTTTCATAATAATATCCTCTAAGTGCTCAATACGTCTTTCTATGTCATCAAGCTGTTTCATAAGTTTCCTTTTTAACACACAGTATAGAGCATAAAAAAATTTAATTCTGTAGGAAAAATAAGAAAGATTTGTAGGATATAAATTAAAATAATGTAATAGCGTAAAAATTTATTGTTTTATTGTTTTTTAGTTTATATATTATGCTTATCTCTTAAGTATGAGAGTTAATAAAAAACATGGTTTGGCTATTTTCCATGGAACTATAAAAATAGCCTATATTTGTTAGGAGATACTAAATGCCAATAAATTCTAAACAGAAAGGAAAAAGGGGTGAACTAGATTTTGTAAATCTTTGTAAAGATTATGGTATAAATGCACAAAGAGGACAACAATTCAAAGGAACAAAAGACAGTCCAGATATTATATGGGATCTTCCATTCCATTGTGAAATTAAATTTACGGAAACATTAAATCCGTATAAATTTTACGAACAAGCTTGTAATGATTGTGGAGATAAAATTCCTATTGTTGCATTTAGGAAAAAAAGGAAAAAATGGCTTATTACATTATCAGCAAAAGATTTTTTAAAAATAGCTCTTGGAGAATAAAAGATGGATTATGTTAAAAAATATGTGGGTCATGGTAAAACAATTGAACAAATTAGAGAATATTTTGATAATAAATATGAATTGGCTTTAGCAAGAGTAAAATATCAACTTAAGATGAGACGCCGGTTAACTTTATTTGAAAAAGATAAATTATACTATTATTTACTCCATTCAATAAATAGAGCTGATATGGAAATGATATATACATGTGTTGAGTTTGGCGTTGATACTCATAAATATAACTATCTTGCATTTAAACGTGCTTGTGCAAGATGTGATCAAAAACTTTCGAAATATTTTTATGACTTGTTTGTAGACCTTGATTATATAGACATACCAAAACTAAAAGAGGAAATTTTTTATTCTCCTTTTGCAGATAGAGAAAAAAAAGCAGAATTTTGTGTTTTCTTAAATAATCTTATTAAAGATTTCAAAAAGAAAAAGGCAGCTAAAAATAAATTAATTTAATTAAGTAAAGAGAACTTTAATTAGATTTTCAGTATTAAAGTAAACAGATAAATTTTTTAATTAGTGGGTGTGTATGAGTAAAAAATACGCAGACATAAGTTGTTATCTTGGTGTGGCGCAATTTGGTAGCGTACTTGCTTTGGAAGTAAGTGGTTGATCGTTCGAATCGAGCCACCAAGATCAAACCTGCGATTTTTAATGAATAATTTATTAATAAGGAGCGGTGCGTGAGTGGTTGAAACGGCATGACTGTAAATCATGAGGCTTATAAACCCGCGTTAGTTCGAATCTAACCCGCTCCACAGAACTGTCTATATTGGTCTTTTATCTAAATAATATTAAACGTTATGTTAACTGAATGTATGTATAAAAGCTTACCAACAAAAAAATATAGCATAATTTACGCAGACCCACCGTGGAATTATAGAGATATTGGAAAAGCTGGTAAAAGAGGAGCCTCTTATAAATATAGCACTATTGAGATTAATGAGTTAAAAAAATTTCCAATTGATCTTATGTGCGAAAAAAACTGCGCATTATTTTTATGGGTTACTATGCCTCAATTACAGAATGCGATTGATTTAATCAAAGCATGGAATTTCAAATATAAGACATGCGCATTTACATGGATAAAGTTAAATAGGAAAGATAAAAAACCTTTTATTGGAATGGGACATTATACTCGCGCTAATGCAGAATTATGCTTGCTTGCAATGCGTGGAAAATTAAAACGCGTAAGTGCTAGTGTCAGGTCTGTAATACAATCACCAATTTGTGAGCATTCTAAAAAGCCAGATGAGGTAAGAGAGCGGATCGTTAATCTTTTTGGCGATATCCCTAGAATTGAGTTATTTGCTAGACAAATAACAGAAGGGTGGGATTGCTGGGGAGATGAAATTAATTAACATTTATAAAAGCATCAAGTTTGTCGGAAAAATAACTAAACTCATTTCGTTTTAAAACAAAAATATTACTAGCTGCAAAAAATAAAGCTGTTCTAGCATTCGCTGAAATTTTTTTATCGTATAATAATTTATCCCATTCTTTCTCTGGCACTTCCCAAAAACGCCCTATTTTATTGAAATGTTTTTCCGCCAATTTATCGTAGATAAGAAGTATTGTTTTACACAAGTTTTTTATAATTGCAAATGGTGTTACTTTTCCATTTTCTTCAGATGAGACAAAATATAGCGTAATATAACTCATTCTTAATTGTACCTCATTTTAAAAGAATTATTTAACAAATCCGTTTTGTGTTAAAAATATTTTCATAAAAGATGCAAAAGCATCACAAAATAATTCTTCTGGGCATTTTCCATCTAATTTAATTTGTGGATTTTCAAATAAGAAAATATGTGCAAGTTCATGCAAGAATGTAAAAAACATATTTATTTTGTCAGGACGATCTACCAAGTATATTTTTGATTGTAAAAAGTTTGTTGTTCCTACGGTTATTTCATTTCGCAATAATTCTGGATTTTGATTTTCATAAAGAATATTAATTGAGTAATCAAATCCATTTGTATTTATTTTATTTTTTGATAAAAAGTCGATTATTTCCACAGATTATGCTTACCACATCGGAACTATTGTTGCTATTGCACTTATAAAAACAATCAATGACTGCTGACCAGAAATTGAAAGCGATTGGTCATCAAATGCTGTAATTTTACCTTGAAGCCTTATGCCTGATAATAAGAAGATATCCGCTGGTATTTCCTTTTCTTTAAGTTCAAGTAAAAAATTTTCAGTAACATCGTTGTTCATATTTTTTGCTCTTATATAATTGTTAAAAATGAAAAATGCGCATTAAGTGGGATAACTTCCGTCTTCTGCTTGAGCCGGCAAAACAGCAGATTCTTCCGTTTACGGAGAACGTATGCGGAGTTTAATGCGCATTCTACTTATGTGAGGATAACAATCACAAGAATATATTTTAGTTTAATTTTAACTCCTTTTCAACATCTATACCTGATATTTGCTTAAACTTCTCATTATTCCAATTTGGAATTGTAAGTGTTTTCTTTTTATCTTCTAATGCTGCTTCGTCCCAACTCTTTCGCCACGCTTCTTTGTAGTCGTACGCTTTCAAATATCCCCCCGTCGTTTTATACGTTGGATGTGCTCCTTTTTCTTCCTCTGTCATGTCTTCTTCGCTAATCCATTCAGTAAGATCGAAATAGAAATAATCTGGAAATGAAAAATCTTTTATAATTTCTATAGGAGAAAGTTCATCAAAAATATAACATAATTTAGCATCTTCTGTGTTTAGAAAGCCTGTGTGGTAATTTGCGGTGTTCCAGTAGCCGGTGTTCCAGTAGCCGGTGTTCCTGTGGCCCGTGTTACTGTCGCCGGTGTTCCAGTCGCCGGTGTTCTTGTAGCCGGTGTTCCAGTCGCCGGTGTTCCAGTAGCCAGTGTTAAAGTCGCCGGTGTTCCTGTGGCCCGTGTTACTGTCGCCGGTGTTCCAGTCGCGGGTGTTCCTGTTTCCGGTGTTCCAGTCGCCGGTGTTCCAGGAGCCGGTGTTACTGTCGCCGGTGTTCCAGTCGCCGGTGTTACTGTCGCCGGTGTTCTTGTCTCCGGTGTTACTGTCGCCGGTATTACTGTCGCCGGTGTTCCACTCGCCGGTGTTCAAGCTTCCGGTGTTATTGTTGCTGATATTCTCATTACATTCATCTAATCGTTTATACTTAACCCCATCAATTTCTATAATATCTTTCATGATTCTTTCCTCTCATTAATAATAAAAGCAGATAAATTTTTTATAAAGTCCTCTGCTTGATACATTAAAGCGATTTTAAAGCCCTTAGAGACGTTTTTATGCTTCATATAAAACAAACATTCCTCGATAAATTTAGCGTCTTCTATAAGATTATCGCTAGTTATTTGATTAATTTTTGCCATTAAGTCCATATTTGTGATCCTCCTTAAATAAGTAAATAATAAATATAATATTACTTTTAAAATAGGCGTCAACTCAATTTTTGATTAAAGTTTTATAAGAAAAAACAGCAATGTTTTGTAATAAAACAACTATCAGTAACCCACATTTTCAAAAAAAATAATCGTGGCATCGTGGCATTGAACAATTTTCAGACAAGTTGGCGTTTTCAGACAAGTTGGCGTTCAAGTTGGCGTTCAAGCTTTCACTGCTAACGTACCAGCTTTAAAACTAAAAAATCATTCACATGAAGGTAGTGACGTTTTGTCACGCACTCACCGCTAATGGGTTAAATCTTGTTGTTTTTGGAATTATCTTAATGACGGGTTGATAATATAGACAGTGATAATAAAAAACTTCAAAAAATATTCCGTTTTGCTATTTACTTTTGCCTAAAAATATGCTAAAATCCCACGTCATGGATGACACACTTTAAAACAAAACCAACAATCTTTTCAACAAGTTACGTCTGAAAATCCCAGTCGCAAATCAAAAACCAAATTATCGCGAAGCGATTCCGCATAAAAAAAGCATTATTTTAAGCAAGCAAAATAAGCGACGGCGATTCTATTCAAGAATTTAGACATTTTGTATGTAAACTTTCCAATATCAAGGAGTGATGAAAAAGACATTTAGGCGGAGCGTGTATCTTTTTTTTGTTGCTCAAAAAAAGATCAAGGTGAAGATATTTTTTTATAACCCACCGATCTTGTAATTTTTAACATTCAGTCTATACTGATAATGGATAACATTTTTCTTTTTGCTTGCTATAAAAATTGCTTTTATGAAACAGACCAGAATATCTATCTTTTCAATTAAAGACTTTCTAAAACTAAAGAAATTTAACACGGAAGATTTTTACACAAACCTAATGTACAGTGATAATTACAAAAAAAAACAAAAAGAAAAAGGAGTACGTATAGGTAGAAGAAAAAAAATTGTTGACAATAGAAATTGACATTTGAATCAGGATGATTCGACTTCTATATAACAAATACATTAAGTTTATTGGTGCTCTTGGTGATCTATTAAGTTTAAAAGTCCTCCGGCAGTAAGTGCCGTTCTGGAACATACTGCTCGAAAGACTGTTCATAAATACTATTAGAACCAGCCCCATCAGAAAAATCAGAATCATAAATAAAACAGCCACACGATTGGCATTTTCCTGATAGTTCATCATTAAACGATAATTTTTTTAGACACCAGTTGCAATTCATCAGCGTAAATTCTCTATATAATTGCAAATATCACCAATGTGATATTTACTAAAAAATTTTTTTGTTTGAATGTCAAAAAAAGTTAAAATGGCTTTTTCAGTTTCGGTTTTAAATGTTATTTTTTGATTAAATAATTTAAACACATCTGATATTTTTATTTCACTAATATTTTTGTTTAATTTATAACCGCCTTTTCTGCCTTTTTTTCCTTTTACTAATCCTTGCTCTTTAAGAATTGAGAATATTTGTTCAAGGTAAGATACAGAAACCTTTAACGTTAAAGCAATATCTAATAATCTTATCCAATAGCCTTCATTTTTTTTATTAATATAATAAATATAGATTAGTGATAATATTGCATACGTCTCTTTACTAGCTAACTTCATCATCTTTTTCTTCCGCTAAATTTTTAGCCGTGCGCTCAAGCCAAGCATATTCATCTTTATCATCTTTTCGCGCTGACTCTTCAAAATGTTGTTTAAATAATTGTTCAACGGTGTTCATTAGTTATCCTCTTGTTGATGAAAATAATCCCAAGTTATAAAACAAACCGGTATCGCAATTAGCGATAATGATCCTAGTAAATATATTTGAAACATGAGTTAGTCCTCTGTAGTGGGAATCTTAAGCTATTTCAGCAAAAAACCCTATCGTCTGAAAATTTAAAATCTCCTATTGAATTATCCCATAAAGTAAGCCTTTCCAAAGTCTGATTAACTGTCAAAGCGTTTGCTAAAGCTTTCGCCCCTTCATCTCCGATTGAATTACGCGATAAATCAAGCCATTCCAAAGTCTGATTAACTTTCAAAGATTCTGCTAATGCTTTTGCGCCTTCGTTTCCGATTGAATTATTCCATAAATCAATCCGTTCCAAAGTATTATTAACTTTCAACGCATCGGCTAATGCTTTTGCGCCTTCGTTTCCGATTGAATTATTCCATAAATCAATCCGTTCCAAAGTTTTATTAACTTTCAACGCCTCGGCTAATGCTTGCGCCCCTTCTGCTCCGATTGAATTATTATCTAAATAAAGCCTTTCCAAAGTTTTATTAACTTTCAACGCATCGGCTAATGCTTGCGCTCCTTCATCGCCAATTGAATTATTCCATAAATGAAGCCATTCCAAAGTCTGATTAACTTTCAACGCATCGGCTAATGCTTGCGCGCCTTCATCGCCTATTGAATTTGAATATAAATGAAGCATTTTAAGAGTCTGATTAACTTTCAACGCTTCTGCTATAATCTTCGATTCGTCATCTCCGATATCTTCAGATGATAAATCAATATAGTCGTCTCCGCTTTGTAATACTCTTTTCAATTCGTCTATGTCCATAATAATGTCCTCTTTTTAAAATGCGCCCCGTAGGGTACAGTAGTTAAATCACAGTAAAATTTGTTCTCCATTCACTATTAAATTAAAAGACACATCAATATTACTGCTGTATCTTTGCAACTTAATTAAATCTAACATTTCATTTTTTGTTTCTTTTATTAAAAGATTTAATTTTTCTTCATCTCCTTCTTTTATGTTTAACGTGCAGGTAAGAGTAACAGTTGTCATAAAATAATCCTCTTAAAAAATTCGTTCCGATACCGTTCCGATAACGTTCCTATCGACAATAACCTGTTGTTATTATTATAAAAACAAAAAATTCGTTCCGATACCGTTCCGATAACGTTCCTATCGACAATAACCTGTTGTTATTATTATAAAAATAAAAATTTCATTCCGGCGTTCCAGTGGAGCATTTTTATTACAAATCACTGTTTATCATAAAATAAGCCTCTTAGCCTCGGCTAATGCTTGCGCGCCTTCTGCTCCGATTGAATTATTATCTAAATCAAGATTTCCAAAGTATCATTAACTTTCAACGCATCGGCTATAATCTTCGATTCGTCATCTCCGATATCTTCAGATGATAAATCAATATAGACGTCTCCGCTTTGTAATACTCTTTTCAATTCGTCTATGTCCATAATAATGTCCTCTTGTTAAAATGCGCCCCGAAGGGCGCGTCGGTGGTAGTGGAAATCTTAATCTATTTCAGCAAATAACCCTCTCGTCGGAAAATTTAAATTCTTTTATTTTATTATATCTTAAATCAAGCCTGCGCAAAGTCTGATTAACTGTCAAAGCTTTTGCGAATGCTTTAGCGCCGTCAACTCCGATTGAATTATTATCTAAATCAAGCATTTCCAAAGTATTATTTACTTTCAAAGATTCTGCTATGGCTTTCGCTCCTTCATCGCCGATTGAATTATCTCTTAAATTAAGCCATTCCAAAGTCTGATTAACTTTCAATGCTTCTGCTATGGCTTGCGCTCCTTCATCGCCAATTGAATTCCACCTTAAAAGAAGCCATTCCAAAGTTTTATTAACTTTCAACGCATCGGCTAATGCTTGCGCTCCTTCAGCTCCTATTGAATTTGAATATAAATAAAGCCTTTCCAAAGTTTTATTTACTTTCAAAGCTTCTGCGAATGCTTTCGCTCCAGCAGCGCCTATTGAATTAGTATCTAAATGAAGCCTTTCCAAAGTCTTATTTACTTTCAAACCTTCTGCTATAATCTTAGCTCCATCAGCGCGTATTGAATTATTATCTAAATCAAGGCTTTCCAAAGTCTTATTTACTTTCAAACCTTCTGCTATAGTCTTCGATCTGTCATTTCCTATATCTTCAGATGATAAATCAATATAGACGTCTCCGCTTTGTAATACTATTTTCAATTCGTCTGTGTCCATAATAATGTCCTCTTGTTAAAATGCGCCCCGAAGGGCGCGTCGGTGGTAGTGTAAAATATTAAACTATAGTCCCGTAAATCTCTTTTAAAGTATTATTAACTTTCAAAGCTTCTGCGAATGCTTTCGCTCCAGCAGCTCCGATTGAATTATTATCTAAATTAAGCCTTTCCAAAGTCTTATTTACTTTCAAAGATTCTGCTATGGCTTGCGCGCCTTCATCGCCAATTGAATTACTCCACAAATAAAGCTGTCGCAAAGTCTGATTAACTTTCAAAGCTTCTGCTATAATCTTAGCTCCATCAGCGCGTATTGAATTATTATCTAAATCAAGCCTTTCCAAAGTCTGATTAACTTTCAAAGCTTCTGCTATGGCTTTCGCTCCTTCATCGCCGATTGAATTATCTCTTAAATCAAGCCATTCCAAAGTCTTATTTACTTTCAAAGATTCTGCTATGGCTTGCGCGCCTTCATCGCCAATTGAATTAATCCATAAATCAAGCCTTTCCAAAGTATCATTAACTTTCAGAGCTTCTGCGAATGCTTTCGCTCCAGCAGCTCCGATTGAATTATTATCTAAATTAAGCCTTTCCAAAGTCTTATTTACTTTCAAAGATTCTGCTATGGCTTGCGCGCCTTCATCGCCAATTGAATTACTCCATAAATCAAGCCATTCCAAAGTCTTATTTACTTTCAACGCTTCTGCTATAATCTTCGATTCGTCATCTCCGATATCTTCAGATGATAAATCAATATAGTCGTCTCCGCTTTGTAATACTCTTTTCAATTCGTCTGTGTCCATAATAATGTCCTCTTGTTAAAATGCGCCCCGAAGGGCGCGTCGGTGGTAGTGTAAAATATTAAACTATTTCAAAAAGGTGCATTCTCTAATTCATTATCGTTATTGTAAATAAGAGCTAGTTCCTCGAGAGTCCCGTAAATCTCTTTTATCGTTTCCTTAAAATCAATACAAAGATTACATGTTGGAGCATCAATCATTTGCATAAAAAAAGCCCTCTCTAAATCTCTCATTATTCGAATGCTTTTCTCTCCAACTTCTTCATATCTTTTAAGTTTGTCCAAATCAAGCATACTATATCCTCCTAAGAAATAAATTGAATTGCAGACATTGGCAGACTGTGCAAAAATCCGTTATCATCTTCACAGATAACCATAAGTAAATCTCCAAATGCAACAACATGATGAAAATAATAGTAATTTTGACAATCTTTTGTGCGCACTCTGCGCAAGTCAGGTTTTAAATTGCTCATAGTAATATCCTCTTATTTAGTAATAATTAAAAAAATTTTAATGATAATATCATCTAATAACCGCTGTTTTGCCCTCCTGTATTTTGAGAAATTGAATTTTTAGAAAATTTTAAATCTCGAATATATTGAACGGGATCGGATTAACTTTCAAAGCCTCGGCTAATGCTTGCGCGCCTTCAGCTCCGATTGAATTATCAAATAAATAAAGCAGCTCTAAAGTATCATTAACTTTCAAAGCTTCTGCTATGGCTTGCCCTCCTTCATCGCCGATTGAATTATCTCTTAAATGAAGCCTTTCCAAAGTCTTATTTACTTTCAAAGCTTCTGCGAATGCTTGCGCTCCTTCATCGCCTATTGAATTATTATCTAAATCAAGCATTTCCAAAGTTTTATTAACTTTCAACGCCTCGGCTAATGCTTGCGCCCCTTCTGCTCCGATTGAATTATTATCTAAATAAAGCCTTTTCAAAGTATCATTAACTTTCAACGCATCGGCTAAGGCTTTCGCGCCTTCATCGCCGATATCTTCACATGCTAAATTAAGTTGTGCTAAATCACTATTCAATATGTCTTTCAGTTCGTCGATGTTCATGATAATGTCCTCTTATAAGTAGTTATGATGCAGCATAATTACAGCATCGTTTTAGTCCTCTTTGAAAATTGAATTAAGAATAGAATTTACAGCCGATACGCAATGTTCTTCAATTTGAGATATTGAATTTTTAGAAAATTTTAAATCTCGAATATATGGAACGGGATCGGAGTCACTTATAATAAATGTTGTTTCTATAATTTCTGGCAAGCAGTTATATTTATATTGCTCGGTTAAACATAAATTTATTACGTCTTTTATTGTATTGGTTATAATCTTTTGTATTTCCATATTATTTTGATCTTTTCTAATTATTAATTCGCACCGAATGAAATCATCCTCTGATGCGCCTGAAATATTTTTTGTGCTCATAGTAATATCCTCTTAGTTGGTAAATTTAAAATTATCTATACGAATCAATTTGCATTCTCCACTATCAATATCTTCAATGAGCGCAAAAATCTCATTTGCAGTTGAATAGCCGATGATAGGATCTCCATATCTATTTGTTTGAGATATAAACTCATGGAAAAGTCCACGGTGGGAAAAATCTTTCGCGCTAGAGCTAATTCTGTAACGCACTCTGCGCAAGTCAGGTTTTAAATTGCTCATAATAATATCCTCTTATAAGTAGTTATGATGCAGCATAATTACAGCATCATTTAGCAATATAATAGCACTTAATCCATACATGTCAATGGGGATTTAAAATTTTTTTGATTATTTTTTTGTGGGTAATTTGCAGAATAAAATGTAGGAAAAATTAGATAAGATTGACTCGCTTCCTGTGCAAAAAAACTTGACTAAAAGTACATTTTCAGGCAGAATTTCATTATTTTGGTCAAAAATGAGGTGAAATATGGCTAAAAGCGCAAGAAAACAGGCTAAAAAACCTAAATTAGGTGAAGGGGGGCGTTTCAAAGAATTGTATAAAAAATTATCAAAACGAGGCTCTAAATAATGACAAATACTAATAAAATCAATCTCCTAGAAAACATCGTGCTGCAACACCAGCGCGACATCTTGAAAGCCATGGATCGTGCAGACAAGCCTGTAGAGATTACTTATAGCTTATTGCCGGCATCTAAGCGCATAGTAAAACCTATAAAAAAAGCCAAAAAGAAGAAAGACGCTGTAGCTAGTAATGAGGCATAAAATGCGTAATACACCAGCTAAGTTCGGTGGACGTAAGAGCAAATACGCGCCGGAATATTGCGACAAGATAGTAGAATGGAGTTCAGAGGGACTATCAATCAAGGAGTGCTTACATCGTATCGGTATATCAACTGCAACATGCACAGTTTGGGCCAAAGATCACGCGGAATGGCGAGATGCGATGGACAGGGCACATATAGCGTGGCATAGTTGGTATATGCAATTCGGCAGGCGACATCTAGAGTCGACTAAAGACGATGAGTTGATAATTAATGTGCCAATATATATCTATCTAGGCAAGTCGATCGGCAAGCTATACGACACACGCGATCATATATCTATAGATCATCAGCTAACGGCGGAGCAAGTCGACAATCTGTCTGATGATGATATTGACAGACTCCTTACTGGTAGGCGTGTAGATGCTAACAGCGCGTGATTATGGGCTGTTAGTCTATGAGCGTAGACGCAGACAGCGGGCTAAGCAGAATTATACAGATTATCTGGAGGCAATAGATCAGGACTATGACTGGCGTCAACCCCATCATATCTACCTCGCCAAACAATTAGACGATCTGCTCGATCAAAAAATAAACAAACTAATGATCATGATGCCACCGCGTCATGGTAAATCTGCCATGGCAACAATAAGACTACCTGTCAGATGGCTTGAGAGATACCCAACGCACAATGTATTAGTTATAGGACATACGCAAGGCTTTGCAGATGATTTTAGTCGAGCGTCCAGACGTATAGCAAGAGAGCGTCATCTACTAGTTGACAAGCGTTGTGATAGGATTGCGCAATGGCAGCTTGAGGCTGGCGGGATGTACCGATGTTATGGCATCAACGGCGGTATCACAGGCAAGGGCGGTCAATTAATAGTCATTGACGACCCCATCAAGTCAGCAGAGCAGGCGTATAGCCAAGTATATAGAGACAAGATATGGCAAGCTTATAGTATGGACATACGCACACGCCGAGAGCCACCCCATCGTGCAATAATATTAATACAGACTAGATGGCATGAGGATGACTTAGCTGGACGAATCTTGGCAAGCGATGAAGCCGACGAGTGGACAATTGTTAATCTGCCTGCTATCGCTGGAGATAATGACATCTTGGGCAGAGCTGCTGGCGATGCATTATGGGCTGATAGATATGACGTAGACTTTTTAGAGCGTGAGCGGGCGCTTTTTCCAAAAGAATTTTCTGCGCTTTTCCAACAGAGACCAACATCCGAGACTGGTGCTGTATATGATATCTCTATGATCCAATATTATGATAAGCGACCAGCATTAGACGGACATATCATATTATCGATAGACACAGCATTCGGAGGCAAAGAAGGAAATGATTACAGTGTAATACAGACGATGATGTATAAAGATGGCTGCTACTACGGGTTAGATTTGGCAAAAGGGCATTGGAGCTATGACGATCTTAAGTCAATGATAATATCTTATGCACAGACATATCGCCCGCACAAAATAGTGCTTGAATCACAAGGTGCAGGGGTAATGCTAAATAGAGACCTGCGCAAAGATTATCCAATCATGCCGGTAAAACCCCTCAAAGACAAAGTAGCACGCGCACATTGTACAACGCATATATTCGACACAGCAAAATTTTATTTGCCTACGACTGCTGGCTGGGTATCTGATTATATTAATGAGCTAGCATCGTTTCCCGCTGGCAAACATGACGATTGTGTTGATACAACCTCGCAGGGATTACGCTATTTATGCGATAAATTCGGTTATGCGTTGCCTAACATTAATACACGAGATAGACACAAAATTGTACGAGCTTGGAGATTTTAATTATGCCAAAAAATTCTAAAGAAATTCAGCAAGATAGAGATTTTGTTGATCATATTACGCGCAATATTACTGCATGGCATTCGATGTTTTCGGATAATAATGAACGTTATCAAAACTCAATAAATTTCGCCTACGGTCAGCAATGGACAGATCAAGATAGAGCTGTGCAGCATGATCTTAAGAAGCCTACAATTACTGTTAACAAGATATATTCGTTCTATAGATATATCGCTGGCGAATTTAGATCGTTCAGACCGGATTATAAATTACGAGATGTTAGACTTGCTGGTAAGCCGTTAACGCAAGATAAGTTAGATTTTCTAACTGATCTAATGCGACAGATTCATCATGAGAGCAATGTACAAAAAATATACCAAGAAATGTTTCGCAACGCTGTGTTGGGCGGATATGGCGTTTTTGCGATCTACGCTGACGATGACAGACTTAATCCATTCCTGAAAACAGTTCGGTATATGAGTTTACCAGATTCAAGAGCAGCATTTTTTGATCCGGCTGCCAAAAAAGCAACCAAAACAGATGGGCAATTTGCTGGTGTTTGTAGTTGGATGAATAAAGCCATGTTCAAGTCAAAATTCGGATATGAGCCTGCGCAAGATTTATTCATACCTATGAATTGTTTTAATGGTGATGCGTTTGATGATAATGTATTAATTTTAGACTATTACGAACGGAGCGAAAAACAAGTCAAATATCTTTTGTTGTCTAACAATATGGTTGTAAAAGAGTCAGAATGGAAAGATTTTAAACAGATAATAGATAATCAGATGAAAGAACAAGGAGATATGGCTGGATTTGTAACAGTAATCGACGAAAAAGTAAAAAGGGATGATGTTATTACGCACTATAAGATAGCTGGAAGCAGAATATTAGATCAAGAGATATGGAACTCTCCTAGATTGCCAATTGTCTTTTGTGATGGAGACAGCAGATATGATGATGGTAAACAAATAACCACAAGTGCCGTTGAATTTGCTAAAGACCCGCAGAGATATCTAAATTATCTAAAGTCGGAAATGGCGCACACAATAAGCACATTGCGCAGAGAAATTATAGTCGGCACTCCGGACAATATTCTTGGCCGCGAAGATACGGTAAAAAATATTTCTCAAATACAAGGATTTATGGCGTTTAATCCAGACATGCAAACTGGCATGATGCCGCAAAGATGGGCAATGCCCGAAATTCCTCAATCTTTTTTGCAACAATATGAATCAACCCTCCAAGACATTAAAGAAGCATTCGGAATGTTCGAAGCAAACCGAGGTGAGATAGGTAATGAGGTAAGCGGTGTTGCGATAGAGCGGAAAATATCCCAAGGCGATCTGTCTAACTCAATTTTATTTGACAATGCGCTAGACGCAATCAGAGAGGGAGCGCAAATTGTATTTGATGTTATTCCGTACATTTATAATACAGAACGAAAATTAAGGATTAGAAATAAAGACGGCTCATCAGATATACAAGAATTTAATCCTAATGAAAATGAGGTACTTTTGCGTTTTGCTTCATTGCAGGTAGAAGTATCTAGCGGAGCTAATTTTAGAACGCAAAGAACGAATGAATTAAATCAACTTAATTCTATGGTTATGGCTTCTGGTAATGCAGCGCAATTATTTTCACTTATTGCTGATCAATATCCGCGTTTCTTGGACAGCAGCATTAGGGATGTCTTACAGCAGCGTCTTGGAATGTTATCACAATCATCATTAATCGCATTACAAGCATCATTAAGCGGTCAAGGTCAGCAGCAAATGCAGCAGCAGCAGCAACAGCAAATGATGGTACAGCAGAAAAAGCTAGACTTAGAACAACAGCGCGTATTTGCTGATCTAAAAAAAGCAGATGCCGACATGCTTCGCGCTGAAACTGATGCGAGAGATACAGACAACAAACATAATGCAGAATTGATAAAAGCCGAAGCTGAAATACGCAAAGCCCTCCTTGATTATCAAAGATCAGTAATTAAAACTGTATAATACTTGACAAACAATTAAAAATTATTATACTAATTGTCAGCCTTTACCATACGGCGAGTCTATTTTTTTAAAATTATATGACAAAAGGTATAATATGATCGAAGATTTAGAGCCATCTGCAACGGCGAGCGAGCAAGAAAATGCAGCAGAAGATAATGCAGAAAATAATGTCGACGAAATTATTTCGGAAGACACGCAAGATGATAATTTTTCAGAAGGACAAAAGACCTATTCAGAGGAAGATGTTGAACGCATTAAGAGAAGTGCTGCTGATAAAGCCGTTAAGAATGTAACGAAACGGTATAAATCGCAGTCAGATAATATGCTGTATGAACTTAAACAGCAAATTACTGATCTGCAAAATAGGTTAGCTGGCAATAATTTATCTTATAACCAAACAAATAATGCTAGTAATGAAAATGATGATGAATTTAAAAGAAAATTACTGCAAGTTGTTTCAGAAGCAAAAAAAGAAGAAATAACAAAAAAAATACAAGATAGAGATAGAAAACTTTTGTCAAAAGTAACCTATTTAGCTGACACGATTGATGATTTCAACGATGTTATGGTGAAAAATGTTGATCCGACTTTAGAGAAAATTCCATCTTTGATGGAAATTTGCAAAAAGCATCAAAATTCGCCAGAAATACTCTACAAAATAGGTAAAAACCATCCTGAAAAAATTAAGCATCTTCAAAGTCTGCCGGAAGACGAAGTCGAACAAGAATTTTGGCGGCTTTTAGTGAAATATGAAGATGCTGAAAAATCTATAGCGGATAAAAAAAGCAATTCAGAAGTTAAAACATTAGCAATAGAAGGTGCAGGAAATGCAGCAGTCTATGGCGATTATGTTTCATCCGACGATGCTTATTTTAAAACGCTAAAGAGATTACGCGGAAAATAATATTTCAATTAAAAGCCTTTGGGTTATTTTTTGAGGGCTTTTAAGATGGCAAACTCTTTTGAAATTTCCGATCTTGTCGCAAGATGCGGAGCATTTTTTACTACAGATTCTACATTCTTAGCAACTGCTGACCGCAGTTACGAAGGACAATTCACGCAAAAAACATATGAACCGGGTAATACTATAAGTTATCGCAAAGCGAATCGTGGCTATTTGCAGCGCGGTAAATCTCTTGGAGGTACGTCGCCTATTCAAGATAGAATTGAGACGATGACGATTCTCCCCCAGTTTTCTGAATTTGTTGAATATATCGATACAGACCCATCTCGTTTTATTCATGATTTTGAGGAAAGGGTTGCGCGTCCAGCTGCACAAGATATTTTGCAAGGCATGAATAGAGAAATCGCATCGGGTGCAATTGGGAAACTAACGCATCACACGCCGGTTGTGTCGGGTAATTTATCAAGTTATTCGAATATTAGCAGCGTCATTACTTTGCTTCGCAAAATGCGGGCAACTGGAAGTGAAATATATTTAGCATTAGCTAATGATGATGCTAATTCACTGCGCAATTCACTTTCTGATTCATTTAATACGCCAATTAACACAGAGATTCTTAGATCTGCAACGCTAGGTTCCTTATCAGGCATGACGTTTTTCGAGGAAAATGATATCGCTGCATTTGTTAATCAGGATGATCTAAGTGCCGTTACAAATGTGCAGGTTAAAGTTGATGTTCCACTTGATGTTCTTGGAACCTCAACGATTACTTTAAAAGGACTTCCTGCAAATACCTATATTGACAAAGGGACTATTTTAGATTTCCCGACGTATTTTTGGGTAGATGCCTATAGATCGCCTCTTACTGTTACATACAGTAATACTGTTGCAGTAGACGCACAGGCGGATGGAGCAGGAGATGTTACCTTAACATTATCAGAGCCAATTACCCCAGCAACACTGTTAACTACTGTATCAAATGTTGATCGCCAGATAGTAGCAGATAGTTATGTAAGCCTTATTTGGAAATACGTTGGAAATATCGCATATTCTAAATTTGGACTACATGTTGCGACTCCTCCGCTTCCGGCACTTCGAGGAATTGAGTCGTCTACATTAATGCCTATGGTCAAAAAAACATCTAAACAAGATGTATTAACTCGAGTTGATAGTCTTAGATTATCGCTTGACAGTGATTTGGCTGAATCAAATACCGCGTGGCGTCTTGATGCTGAAATGGCGTTTAGTTATGACACAGACTTTTGTTGTCTTGCGTTATCGAATGCATCAGCAACAACCACTCCATAATCTTTCAATATGCCGGAGCGCAATGCTCCGGCTTTTTGTGAGCTATTTGTATGTCTCGTACTGTTAATCGTTTAATATTTAGATCTTATCGGCTTATTCAGGCAATGGGTCGAGAAGAAGTACTTGGAGGGACAAAACTCACAGAAGCAATAGACATTTTAAATGATCTTTTTTCGCATTATTCTCAAATTCAACAGTATTTACCGCTTTATGAAACATTTGATCTGAATATTTCATCTGGAAAAGATGTTTATACAGTTGGTAAAAGTACCTCCTATGATTTTAACAGAACACCTATCACGCATATAGATAATGTTTTTTACGAAAGAGATGCGCGTATTTATCGATTAAATATAAAAAGTTATAACCTTTTCTATATACATGGTCGAGATACTTCTGTTTCAAGCCTTCCTGCATGGATTTTGAACGAATATTTTTATAATTATTCTAGATTTACAATTTTTCCAAAACCAGATCAAAATTACACATTTACTTTTAGAGTAAAACAAAAATTAACCGAACAAACTAACGATACTATTCTGGATGGTGTTCCTGATCAATACTATGAATTTTTAGTTTATGCACTAGCTAGAGAATTAGCCCCTATAACAGATCGAGAAGTTTCGTGGACAGATTTAAAAGAAAAAGAATATATGAATTTATTGCGTAAAGTTCAGTCTGACAGCTTACCAAATCTAGATGTTCACGTCGAAGCCCCTAGATTTTCAGAATATGATTATTATAGAAATTATGATCGTTTGAGGACGACATAATGCCTTTAGCTCGCATTCCATTAGTAGGCGGTTATACAAAACAATCTCCGTTATTATTGAATAGCGGTGAAACGTATAACATGTACCAAACGGTTGATACAGCTGAAAAATATATGCGTAGTATGGCAGGGCTCTCCGATACTCCAATTCTTCAATTTTCAGGTAAAAATAATATCAGAGGATTGCATATAACAGATGATAGGAAATTATTTGTTGTTGCTTCCAATTCAATTTATCAAGTTGATGAACAATTTAACGCAAGCATTATTGGCAACATTGGGACTTCTGTCGGATATGTTGGTATTGAATCAAATGATCATGAAGTATTATTTGTAGATGGTTCGAAAGGCTGGAGATTCGACTTTGTACAAAGCGTCTTTGAAGAAATAGCAGCTGACGGTTTTCCTTTGCCTCCTGTAGATATTGCGCAGATTGATGGTTTCTTTTTGGTCGCTAGAGGCGATACATCCGAATGGTATAAATCGCGGTATAGAGACGGCTCATCATGGAATGCGTTAGATGTTGCATTAATAGAAAGTAAATCAACTAAAATTCAAGCGATTAGAACATTAAACCAATCGGTTTATATTTTTGGACAAGATGCAATAGAACCGTGGGATATTGTACCAAGCAACGTGTTCCCATTTTCGCGCAATAACGGAGCGTTAATTGAAAATGGGAGTATTGCAAGAAAATGCATAGTTACTGGTTCAGGAATTTTAGTTTGGCTTGCATTTACAAAAAATGGTTTCCAGTCAATCATGGCAACTGATGGGGGACGACCTAAAAAAATTAGCACAACTATCATTGAACAACAGTTGCAGTTATATTCAGATTTAGATCAATCAGAAGGATATATTTATCATTTTGACGGTCATTTGTTTTTTGAATTTTCTGTTCCAAGTGAAAATGTAACGTGGACGTATGATTTTAATATAGATCAGTGGTATAGGCGCTGTGCAAATGATTTTAGCCGGTTTGTTGGAGCATCTCATATTTTTTATTCAAATAAACATTTAATAGGTTTATATAATGAAGCAAAAATTTATGAAATGTCGGCAAATTATCATCAATATATAGATAAACCGATTAGAAGAATTAGAACAAGTGAGATTTTTAAGGATGAATTTGGCAGATCTATAAATATTAAAAAGTTAGTTATTAATATTTTACCCGGACAGGGAAATGTAACTTTTCCTGAAAACACACCGCGTCTTATTTTATTTATTTCTAAAGACGGCGGTTATACATTCGATAATGGAAAAGATATAAAACTTCCACCTATTGGAAATACTGGCGTTCGTGTTGTTCTTGATACGCTTGGCTTAGCGGGTGGAGATGATGGGTTTGGCTGGGTGTTTAAATTCGAATTTTTCGGTGAAATGCCTTTTATTTTAGGTGATATGTACGCAGATATTTTAGTAAGCAATAAATTATGAGCGGATTAACAAATTACAAAGCATTACCAATACAAAATGTGCCCTATAAAGCAAATGTTGTTGAACAAATGCCTATGGAGAAAGAATGGACAAATTGGGCTCGCCAAACAAATGATTTACTCGAGCATCATAATAATTTAACTGCACAAAATGCCTTAATTAATTCTGATTTTCACTGGTCAAGAACTAATGAAAATAAACCTACGCTTACTGATGGTGAGTTTGTAGAAGGATGGTTTGTAAAAGGCGGTGAGATGAAATTTGTCGTAACGCCTAAATATTACACAAACACTGATGTCTCATCACAAACAGGATCAGATAGATATATTAATGTAAAAATAAATACAATAAATCAAAATCAATTTGAAATATACCAAAAACTGCCAAAAACATTATCTTATTTTCATAATAAGACATTAGTTGTATCGGGTCTTGTACAAAATAATTTTGGAAGTCAAATAAAGGCGAAATGCAATATAGCTTTTGATACAAACAACGATGGCACATTTGAGTTTTCTGCTGATTCTAATATTTTTTATATTGGAGATACAACTGTTAGAAAACCATTCGCAGCGCAAATAACCACACCAAACATTACAGAAGATAATAGAAACAATACCCAATATGTACGGTTGGTCTTATTTGATCTGGTTGATCGCGTTGATTTTAATTTGTACTTTTTAAAAGCAGAATTTAATAATCTTCCTACATCTTTATTTATTGATCATACTATAGAAAAGTTAAAATTAGATGACATTAAGCCGTAATTATTATATAATTTGAACATTTAGTTCAAAATAAATTTACAGAAAGGATAAACTCATGTCATGGCCTCAAATTGCTGTTCAAGCAGCTGCTACAATAGCACCTTACGTTTTAAAATATTTCCAGTCCAAAGGACAACAGCAGGGAATGGAAGGTTTTGCTGAACAAATGCCAAGTGTTGAAAAAGAAATTAGGCAAGCTGGAGCACAAGCAATTGGAAGATTAGACCCATATGCACAGGCAGGGACTCAATCTTTGCCTTTATTACAGCAATCATTAGCGCAGGGAGCAGATCCAACAAAATTATTAAGTCAATATAGTTCTCAATTTCAGCTTTCGCCATTTGCTCAAACTCAAATACAGGAGGCGCAAAAAGCTGCTGAAAATATAGGGGCTGCTGGAGGAGTTGTTGGAAGCGGTGCACAGCAAAGAGCTTTAGCGCAAGAAGCCCAGCAAGTAACGTCTGGAGATCTTCAAAAATATCTAGGGAATGTTATTGGATTAAGACAGCAATATTTAGGTGGTTTAGAAGACCTAACAGGCAGAGGACAGCAGGCAGCAGCTTTACAAGGTCAGTTTGGAATGATGAGCGCACAGGATATTGCTAATCTTCTTGGTCAGATGTACGCAGCACAGGGACAGGGCGAAGAAGCAGGAGAAAGCGGAATGGGTTCATTATTAAGCGGTGGATTAGCTGCTTTTGGAAAGATCGGCGGAATGTTTGGCGGTAAATCGGGCGGTAAATCGGGCGGTAAATCGGGCGGTTCATCGGGCGGTTCATCTAGTTAAGGTATAAAGTTATGATGCAGTTTGTAAAACCGTTAGAATTTAAAGATCCTACAGAAAATTTATTCCAGCAGGTTCTTCAATTACAACAGGCGCAAAGTGAAGAACAAAAAACAGAAGCTTTAAAACAAGCTATGCCGTTACTTCAAGCACAAACACAAGCTGGACTTCAAACACTTCCGCAAGAGACAAAAACAAAACTTGCGCAAAGTTTACTTGCTGAACAACAAGCAAAAGCAGAACAAAGTTTACTGCCTCAACAAACACAAACGCAAAGATTATTATTACAAAGTGCTCCAGATAAAGAGCAGGCACTTATTAATTTAACAAAAGCACAAACAGAACAGGCAAAAACTAACGCAATGTTCACTCCTGATATAAAATTAGCGTTAGCAGAACAAAAAGCAAAACTTACAGATCCTGCTGCAAAAGCAGAAACTAATCAATTCTTTCAAGTTACAAAAGATGTATCTACAGATGCTTCCGCAGCAGCAAAAGGTGTTCCTATTATAGATCAGTTATTAGATCTTATTCCACAATCTACTGCTTCACTTGGTCCTGCCGGCGGACGAGTTGTTGCATGGGGCTCTACAAATGGTCAGCGAATGAAAGCTCTTATTTCAAAATTACAAAGAACTGTTATTCAAGCATCAAAAGGTATTAGAAATTTGGCAGAATTTAATACACTTATAGCAGCAGTAGGAAATTTAAAACAAAATCCAGAAGCGTTAGCAAAGACATTGCAGACATTAAGGAATGAATATTTAACAAGTATTAGGAAAAATCAATTCTATTCTGATTACGTGTCATCAGGGAAATATAATCCTTTTGAGGCATCAAACTTATGGTCAAATGAAGCTATTAAAGAAGAACAAGAAGCAAAAAATGCTGGTGTATTAGGTACAGGAAAAAGATTTTATATTGGAAAAGACGGACGAATATATAGTCGCAGTGAAGTTTTAAAAGCTGCGGGTGTACAGCATACCCCTGCTGTTTCTCAAATGCAGGCAGGAGGAATAAAATAATGGCGCTTTCAAGAGAAGAAGCCTTAGCTATGTTAGGAGGTCAGATTCCGCAACAGTCAGCTAAAGTTTCAGAACAACCTGCACAATCTGGACTTTCACGAGAAGAAGCATTGCAGTTCTTACAGCAGCCTACTGTAGAAGAAAAATTGGCTAAACTTTCACAAAGCGAACCTTCACAAACTACTCAATTCATTGAACCCGGAGCATGGGGACGAACAAAAGCAGCAGCCGAAAGTCTTGGGCGAGGTGCTTTACAGGATTATCTTAATATTGGAGCTGGATTTGGAAATTTAATTGCAAAAATAGAATCTGAATTTTCTCCTAAATTAAAAAGAGAACTTCATGGACAAGCTTTTATGCGAGCTCCTAATGTAATTTCGCGCGCGCAAGTTCCAGCGTTAGCGCAAGCAGGACAATTATTAGATCCGTTATTATGGATTGCTCCGGAGTTAAAAGGAGCCCAAGAAACCTCATTATTAGGAAAAATATTAAAGGGAACCGCAAGAGCTGCTGCACCAGCAGCATTAATGAGCGGGCTAGAATCAGCCGGTAGAACAGGAGAAGTAAGAGCAGCCCCATTTGAGGTAGGAGGTGTAGCAGGAACAACATTAGGTGCAGGAGCTAAAGGATTAGAAGAAGCAGGAGTGCGTTTAAGCCCACTAATGGCTAATCTATTAAAAAGCAGAATTGCCTCTAGGACTGGAGAAATTTTAGACACTCTGAAAGGAGGAAGCGAAGCCGGAACAGTAGCTAATGATATTGCACATACTTTAAAACAAGAATATTTGGAAAGACAGGGAAATTTAACACCTGAAGATTATATTTATAGAGCTCCGCATGAAAGTGTTGGGGCGTTATATGACAAATTCCATGAATTAAGTTTAGCCCATCCTACTTATCAACCTATTACGACAGAAGAAATTAATGCTATAAAAAAAGGTGAAATTTCTCCAGAAGAACTTTTTAGCTCAAAAGAACCATTACCGCGTTACGATATGCGTGCTGTTTCAAAACAATTGGAAAATACATTATCGCCTTTAAAGAAAAGAAAAAAATTAGGTACTGCAACAGTGCAGCAGAGAAAAGTTATGTCGTATTTAAAACCATTTGAAAATGAAAAGATAAATAATTTTTCTGATGCTGCGAATATGAAACAAGCGATTAATGAACAAATTAAAGCACTTCCAGTAGGAGATTCTACAATATCTAATCTTGAAAAGTTAAAATCTTCTGTAAGACAAAGTATGCAAGATACAGCGAAAGGCAATCCATTATTAAAAGATGCATTATTAAACGCAGATCAACAATATGCTAAACAAGTTGTTCCATTTAAGAAAATAGCTGGAACAAAGAAAGCCACTCCTTTTTGGAAATGGTACGCCTATGGAGAAGGTGAGCCGTCAAATATTTTAAGTCATTATGTTAAAGGCGGAAAAGAAGCGGATAGAGTTGGAAAATTAAATGAATTGTTTAAGTTATTGCCAAATGATAATGGAATTAGCCGGCGCCAAGTTGCTTATTGGTGGTTAAAAGATACAGAAGGTGATCCAGCTAAAATGATAGATCGATGGAATAAACTTGGAACTGCACAAAAACGACAGCTTTTACCTGAATTTTCAGATGAATTAGATCAATTATCTAAATTAAAAGCACAATCTCCGAAAGCCTTTGAACAGCATGTAAGCCATCCTTTGACTATTGGTACTTTTCCATTCCAAAGCGCAGAAGCTATCGCTAGAACAGGACTTTCTGCTTTGTCGGGATTATCTCGTGAAAAAATAGAAAAAGATCCTATTTTAGCTGAAAAATTAATTGAAAATATTGTACAAAAACAACCATTAAGAGGAACTAAAGCTCTTCCTTTATTTTTACGTAGAGCTGCGCCCGCTGCTGGAATTGCTTTTAAAAAGATTGGATTTGGAGGGTTATGATGGCTAATTTAGCACTTGGCAGTGTGCCAAACTGGGTTATTTTTAATCAAAACACGACTTTACAAGCTGCTGGCGGAAAAATTAAATTTTTTAAATCTTCTGATAAAAAAACAAATAAATTAGTTTATAAAGATGCGTCAGGTTTAAACGCATACCCAATCGAGGGAGTACCAATTGATCCGTCTGGATCAACACCTATAATCTGGTTTGAAACAGATGAGCCTTACTATATAAGATTTGTAAGCAGAGATGGAATTGCTAATATTAGACCGCCAATAGACGGATATATTCCAAATGTTGAAGGAACTCCTCCAACACCAACGCCGACAGAAATAGATTTTGATAATTACGTAACTAATCCGCAATTTAGAGAATTATATTCAAATGACTTTACAGCATTTGATGTAAGTAAAACTGGAATATATTATATAGCTCCAACATATGGATATGAAAAAAGCAATAATACTTCTACTGTTTCAGTATCTTTTTTGCCGTTAGATGAATCAGATTCTTTAGAAGGAGGACCGGAACGTTTTTTACGGTATGACTGCACAGAAGCTGGTGTTGGTGAAACTAAAAATCACGCAGTTATTGAAAGATTTTATGGTGTTCATACTTTTGCAAATGAAACAATTTCAATTGCATTTTATGGTAAAAGTTCTACTGCCAGTACAGTTAAAATATCCGCAGTTCAGGATTTTGGAACTGGAGGAAGTCCAAGCAGTGAAGTTGAAACTATATTAGGTACTTTTGATTTAACCACAGCGTGGACAAAATACGAAATAAACGGAGCATTAATTCCTTCTATTGCAGATAAAACAAAAGGAGATAATAATGATGATTTTATTGCAATTTCATTAATATTTCCATTAAATTCAATTGCTCAAGTTGATTCTGTAAATTATCAAATAAATATAGGACCAAAAGTTCTTGAATTTGAATATAATCCAACACCTAGAAGTCAAGCTGAAACGCTTCCTAATATGCTATTGCCTTCTGTAATTGAAGCAGAGCAGAGATATGATGTATTGACAGCAGTTTTCACAGGTTTTGATTTACAAAGTAATACCTATTTAAATTCAGGTATGAAATACGAATTACGTCCTTGTGTTCCGGTAGGTACAATTGTGCCTATGCACTCACAAAATGTTGATCCAGCATTTTTTGAATGTAATAGTCAAACCATAGAAAAATGGAAATATAATAGATTATATAATGCAATAAAAGATAATTATGATTTTTCAATATCTGAATCATCCGCTACGGCTGAAAGAGCTGGAAATGTTATAACCGTTACAAATACTGGTTTTGGATTAGTACCAGATATTACAGATGCAGATACTGGTTATAGTTTTGCTGTAACACAATATGGAGATGAAACAAAAGTACAAATTTCAACAATCACATGCAATGCTGGATCATCAACTCAAAGCGGATCTTACTTTTTGTATAATACTGTTGCAGGAACTGATATTAGCGGTACTGTGATATACGATAATGAATTTTATGTTGTTTTAATTGTAGATAAATTTTTAAAAATACCAATTGTTGCAGATCGAACGTTAATTCTAGTAAAAGATATTTTAAGCACTGATACGTCAGAAGAAGTAGCAGAAAAAATAAAGAATGTTCTAAATCCTATTATGTATCAAGTACCAGATTATAGGGGCTATTTCTGGCGTGTATGGAATCATGGTGCTGGAATAGATCCAGATGCTGCAATACGAACTGGAGGAGATACTATTGGCAGTACTCAACCAGATTCTATTAAAGAACATTTCCATAGCGTAAACACATCGTTAGTATTAAGAAGTGATTTAAGGGGCGCCGGAAGTGAGGCAGCAGCGTATGATTCTGTAGCTGCCGACAGCGGAGCGACAGGCGGAAATGAAACTCGCCCAATAAACAAATATTCTATGGCTATGATTAAATATTGAGGAAAATATTATGACAGCAGTTAAATTTAACGAAGTAATCAGAAATGATGAGACGGGAATTACTATTACAAATGCAGGAACATTATCTGCCGGACAGGATTTAGCGCGAATTGTAAATGTTATAAAATGCGCAGGAACTGGCGGGACAGTAACTGTTTATAATAGATACAATGATCAAACTTTTACATTTCCTATCGCAGGCGGTGAAACTATATTTATGGCTTATTCTAAGTTAGTTTCAGCAACAGCATCAGATTTATATTGGGCAGAAACAGCATCAAGCTTTATTGATAAAGCTGCGTTATGAGGTAACAATGCGCACTAAAATGGAAAATTGCCAAAAATGGCAAACAGAAATAAACAAAAAAAATAAGGAAATTATTTTAGATGTTATAGAACTTATAACAGAAGATGGATTATATTTAATAACAGAAGATGATAAACAATTAATCACTGATGATTCAGATTGAGGACTTTAGAATATGGCAAAATCAAAATTCTCACAATTAGCTCCTATTGCTACATTAGAAAATGAATATATACTTGCGTTCGCGGATGTTTCTGGCAATAGAAATGTATCCTCTACCGTTGATAAATTTAGAGATTTATTTTTAGCAAATAGTTCTAATTATTTCGTAGATACTGAAAATGGAAATGATACAAATTCAGGAACAGTTATATCCCCTTTTAAAACAATTGCGCATGCAATTTCTGTTATTTCTGCATTGGTACCAGCAGATAATAATAGATTTACTATTAATATTTTAAATGATGCAGAATCAGCATCAAATTTTACGTTGCCGCGTTTTGTTAATTTAAAGGCTGAATCAGCCACATTAACAGGATTAATTAATTGTAACGGTGAACAATATATTTATGTTAATAGATTAAAAAATAATAATAATGATATATTTCAAAGTGGTGCATTTGGAAAAAAAATTTATATAAAATATAATGAAGCTTTTGTGATTGGTGATTATTCAGTTATAAAACATCAAAGTGTTTTACACAGATTCGTTGTTCATGGGGTTTATACAAATTATGAAAATTTTTCATCTTCTGATACACAAGTAATAAGTGTAACGCCGTCTGATAGTAATCCAGATAATGATTCAATGGTTCACCTTGAGCATGTTCATTTTTCTGCTGCTGGAGCTAATAAACAAGATCCAGTTGTTGTCTATTTTTCTGGATCATCTCCAGAAAAATTAATTGCAAAAGTTGATAGAATTACAAGAGATGCTGGCGTTTCAAATATCACTGGTTTTCATAATGCTTCTACCGGAACAATTATAGCTTCCATTGGATCTGGAGACTGCGATACTTCATATAATATATCTAACGCTTCTGGAAGAATAGTAACAACTGAAATTGAGGGTTTTACAGGAACAAGTACTGGAATCGGAACTTTAATTCAAAACGTTCATGTTGAAGGAGAAGGAAGTGCACAGCAAGTTTTAATTAAAAGAAATGGAAAAGTGCTAACATGGGACGATCTAAACTATATAAATTCTGCTGTAACTGAAATTAATGCATATACACAATATACAGACCCATCAATTGTAACTACGTGGTGGCTTGATAATGATCCTCCTGAAATTACAGAAGGTGTTCAAATTGGACAAACTTCATCTTATACACCAAAACAAATTGGAAATGTTTTAAAAGTCACCGCTTCTTTTGAAATGGGACGACGTCCTGTTGATGCCACCCGCGTTTGGGGTCATATCGCGCTATTTCTTAATGGAGTTACAAATGCTTTAGCATCTAAACCAAAACTTTATCCCACTTTAACATCCTTTGACACTTATATAGAAACATTGAGTGTTAAAATTTTTCATACTGTTACATCTTTAGATCCTGTGCAGTTTCAAGTTAGGGGCGGTATTAATGGGTTTGGAACAGCGGATGAATTTACTATAAATGGAAATTCCTTTTTAGGACAAAGAGGTGGTGGTACGGCTCGCTCAAGAATAGAGATTGAAGAAAGAGGTTAATATGAGTGCAAATATTCCACAATGTTTAAAATATTATATTGAAACTGTTTATTCTGGCAGGAAAAATACTTATAACTGCTCTGGGACTGGATCATTGAGTGCCCAATATGATACGCTTTATTGGACACCATCAAACCCAGATCCTAAACCTGATTTATCAGCTTTAGAAGCGGTTCAGTCTGATGCTGATTTATATTTTAGACGCCTTTCATGTATTTCAAATATGAAAGAATATGCTTATTATAAAAAATCAATACAGCAGATAGTTTTTGGCGGATATGATTATGAAGGTAACGATAAAAGCCAGACAAATCTTTTACGGTCAATTTCGAATGGAATAGATACCCGTAATTGGTATGATATAAATAATATTGCACATTCTACAACTAAGGTTGATCGTCAGGCAATGTTTGCTTTATGTGATGAAATTAATCAGTTATTCAAAGATAAACAAGAATATTATCGAACACAGATTATGGCATCATCAGATCCAGAAAGCATCGATATTACACAAGGCTATCCGCCAAATCCTTATTCAGGAACTTAAAAATGTCATTAATATTAACTATTAATTACGACAATTCAGATAATTTTGATATTTCAGATGAAACGGCTGTAAATTTTGCAGGAAGTTATGTTGAATTAACAACAGAAAATGATCCTGGTTCTGAATTTACTCAAGATTTTTCAAGCAGCAGCGGATTTACTTATGATCCTTCATTGAGCACCTTTTCAGCTGGACGTGTTGAACAAGTTGATAAACGCCCAGCAAATGCTGCTTTTTATGCTGCATTAACTTCTTTTATTGATGCAAATTGGGCTAATGGCTCTTTGACTGGAACGCCAGTTGGAGGTGCTGCAATTAGCGGTGGTTATTTGGATTTATCTGGAGGCGGAAAATACGTAACTTATTCAGCCGTTTTAAATGCAGACTGGACACAAATAGGTACTATTCGTCTTGTTAGACAGCCTCAATATTCAGGAAGTCCAACTGTTAATCGATCTTTTTTTTCCATTATCACAGCTGTTGGATCTAATCAAAATAGGATCGAATTATCGCATTTAACAACTGGTCAAATACATCTTGAAATACGAAGTTTAGGAGGAGCTGCTATTGTTTCCGCTGATCTTGGCGCATGGTCTCCAACAGCATTAACAGATTATGAATTTGAATTAAATGTCGATATTACCGCAGGAGCAACTAGATTATTTGTAAATGGTGTTCAATTTGGCGCAACACAGACGGGAACAGGAGCAAGAAATGCTCCGTTAATTTTACAGATAGGTACTGGATATGCGTTGGCTCAAACTGAAAATGCAAAAATAAAAGATTTTGCTGTTTTTAATGCCGTGCAGCACACAGCAAATTATACGCCATTTCAAGACATTCCAGACACGATTTATTTAACCGATGTTATAACCCTTCCTTTGTTTGATTATGCATCTACAGGCTATCCAGAGAGCTTACAGGCATTTACTGATTTTATTACTGTTCAAGGTGATGTACCGCATTATACATTAAATAATCTTTGGTGGAATGGCATGGATTGGGTTGCTAGCGATAATTCTTATGCACAGTCAAATACTGCTTCTGAAATTTCATCAAATATTTATCTTTTTGTTCCAGCAGATACTGTTACAGTAAAAATTATAACTCCAAATTCAAATACACAAGCTTATATTGATAATTTGATCATAGAATATATCGGAAGACGATATAATATTTCTAATCCTTCTTTGACGGTAAAATCTTATACAAAAATGGATGGAATTGACGGGTTTGCTGAAATTGCAACTAAAACTAGCGGTGTAGAATTAAAATATATTCTTGTTCAAAACGGCATACAAAAATGGTGGAATGGTGCGTCTTGGGTTACTTCTGATGGTACTTATGCACAATCTAATACCGCAGCAGAAATAGAAGCCAACAAAGCAACTGCAATTACTTTTGGGTTAGCATTAAAACTAAAAGTTTTTCTTCATTCTGACGGTCAAAATAATTTACAATTAGAATCAAATGAGATTTTGTACGATTTCTTTTTTACTTCACAAGAGCCGGACGAATGTTTAGTGTATGGGCGAGTTATTGACCACGACGGAATAGCTGTTGAAGGCGCAAAAGTAAGCATTAAACGTACTGATCCTATTGAACACGGTCAATCAATTATATTGATGAATGCGTCTACACTAACCGACAGTGAAGGAAAATTTGAAATAACAGCCGTTGAAACAGAAACAATCAATCAATATGTCTTCATTCAAATTGAATATACAAACGGAGATGAAACAAAAATAATCACGTATGAGAATGTAATCATTCCAAATCTTCCTGAAATTGAATTAACTGATCTAATTTTAGGCAAAAGCGACACATCTAAATTTTACCGGTCTATTGATAATCCAAATTATCGGGAGGGCTGGTTTTTATCTGCTGAAATAGAATAAATAATTTACTTTTTTAGAAAAAAACATTATAATAACAAAATTAAGAAGGAGTAATTTATGAATAATATTATTTTATTAAAACTTATTAAGAAAATTTTTGCTTACAATCTATTAGAGTTTTCAAAAAAAACTGGATTTTCAGTAAGTTATTTAGCACGATTATTGCAAGATGGAAAATATGCGGAAGACGTTCCATATTCTACATTAGTAAAAATTTTCAATAGGTTAGAACTTCCTATTTTTATTATTAACATTCTAACCGCTGACATTCCACAAACATTACCAGATCCATTAAAAAACTCATTAGAAGAAGTAAAATTGAGGACAAAAGAGTTTTTAGGAAAATTAGTGGCTGATAAGATTTTAAATGATCTCTAATATGGATAGTAATATGGATAGCGAGCAGCTTAAAACGTGTATTATTGAACCAACATTGCAATATTTAGAATATGATAATAAATTATACAAAGGCAGAATATTAAATCGTTCCGCAGTTAAATTATTGCTTTTAACAGCAGCAATAGAAAGCGACATGGGGCATTTTATTGAACAAACTGTGATGTGTGCCTCTAACAATGGCGGAATGGGGATATATCAAATAGAGGAATTAACTTTAAGCTGGGTACTTAAGAGATCATATAAATATCCTCTCTCTAAGGCACTTGAACTTAAATTTAAAATTCCAACATCAGAATTTATAAATTATCCTCGTAATATAATCGGAAATTTATTTTATCAAACAGCGATTGCTAGATTAATATACTGGTATAAAACCGCAGACACACTACCTGATGTTGACGATAACGAAGGAATGTGGCTTTATTATAAAAAGTGGTGGAATAGCAGCGAAGGAAAAGCAACAAAAGAACAGTTTTTTAGGAAAGGTAAAAAATATGGAATCATTTGAAAAAAAGCTAATTTATGATATAGAAAATGAACATAAACTACATTAAGTAGGAGTTAACATGAAAGACACGATAGCACTATATGACTTAATTAAACTAGTTAGATACGGGGATATTTTATTGGTAAGAAATCCAAATATCCTTGGCACAGTTATAAAATGGTTTCAGGAACTTCAAGGCGACGAAGCAATTTATACACATGCTGCAATAATAAGTGATTCCCCACCGCATATATATGAGGCAGCAGAAACACTTAAGGAAGAAACACTTCATAAATATATCGACTATGATATATGTTTGATAAGACATAATCTTATGACATTTGATAGATACGAAAAAGCAGTTATAAATGTAATACGCCCACATTTGGGCGATATTTACCCTTTTCATCGTTTAATATTGCATGCCGTAGACAATTCTGTAAATTGGATTTTAAGAAAGATTGGTGTAAAATGCAGGCTTAAAACAGCAAAATGGGTTTCTTATAATATGGCTGTATGCTCTGAATGGGTCGATATGTTTTATCATGATATTGGGCTTGTGGATGAATGGAGAGGGCATAATCCTGATGATATTCACGATAGAGCATTAGCTCATCCAGAAAATTGGCGTATTATTTATGAAGGTAAATTGATCTAATGGCAACCCAGCACGATATTGATATTTCACACGGAGAGAGAATAGCTAAACTTGAGGAAAGAGTTAAGAGTTTAGAAGATTTATTAAATGCTAAAAATGGAACAATAAGCCGATTATTGTGGGGAATATTAGGCGCAGTTAGTTGCTTTTTTATTGAACATTTTTATAGAATATTTAAGTAATGTTCTACGTAGAACAAAGAGGTTTTTATGCCGTTAAAGAAAGGTAAATCAGCAAAAGTAAAGTCTGAAAATATAAAAGAGCTTATAAAATCAGGCTATCCTCAAAAGCAGGCTGTTGCAATTGCATATTCAGAAGCAGGCGAAAGTAAAAAGAAAAAATTAAAAAAGCCGAAAAAAAGAACAAACAAACCTAAAAAGAAATAATCAATATTTTGTAAGCAGATAGTCGCGTTCTTTCTCATAAAGCTGTTCAAAGCCTGTGCATGCTGCTCTAAAATATCCTATTTTTTCCTCTAAAATTTTAAGAGCTTTTTCATCGTTAATTAAAATATAATCATGAATAGAAAAAGAAATAGAATTTGAAAAATTTATCTGAATAGATAAAAAAATGCGCACTTCATTTGTTTCAAAGAAGTTATGGTGAATGAAATAGCTAAATTCTGTACATATTGCATCATATAATGACATTATGTTCCGAAGGATTTTATCACATTTTTTCCTGCTCATGATTTTCACCTAAATAATGTATCAACAAAATATTTTACCTCCCCAAAAGGACAATAAATTGTGAACTTTCTTTCAAATAAACTGGTTTTGTCAATTTTATAAGAAAAGTTAAACGATTTTAATAATTTTTTTACTTTTAATTGATATATAAAATTAGTTGTTATAGTAATAATATCATGTGTTTGTTTTAACTGTGCTTCGGCTTGCATAACTCCTAATTCTTGCATGTATGATATTTGATCACCGTTAAATATATCTATTAATAATTTTTTCATCTGTTCATCCTTCATCCACTTCGTCAAACATTGCAAGCTCCTTTTCAACATCTATACCTGATATTTGTTTAAACTTCTCATTATTCCAATTTGGAATTGTAAGTGTTTTCTTTTTATCTTCTAATGCTGCTTCGTCCCAACTCTTTCGCCACGCTTCTTGGTAAGCATACTCTTTCAAATATCCCCCCGTCGTTTTATACGTTGGATGTGCTCCTTTTTCTTCCTCTGTCATGTCTTCTTCGCTAATCCATTCAGTAAGATCGAAATAGAAATAATCTGGAAATGAAAAATCTTTTATAATTTCTATAGGATAAAGTTTATCGAAAATATAACACAATTTAGCATCTTCTGTGTTTA